AATACGGCAAAATGATTTGTTGAGTGATAGTTTGTGCAATCTGTTTTGCATCACTAATCATCAAATCACGACGCACTTCATTATGCACATTACCTAACGCATTGGTGGAGCTTTTACCATCAGCCCCAGACGTTAAAGTTTGCCCCAAAATCAAACGCGCAATAGATTTTTCGCACCAATCTACCATCTGTAAGAATGGATTGTTACCTGATGCAGCTCCAGCACTTGCTACATTGTGAAGTTCAATCTGCATGGATTCAGGCATAATGCCTGCGGCATTGTGACCAATATCTGCAAGTGCACGTAACAGTGTGCGCTTTTCACTTGTTGTCGCGCCTGCACCGTATTTACCAATACGAATAGGCATACCATAGAGTTCCAAAAACTCGGCAAAGTCACGCACCGAATAATGCTTATACATATAAAGCCATGCCAATGTGCGGTACAACCCATCTCGTGCAAGTTGTGTAGAACGTGATTTATGGCGATGTACCACCCAGCCGAATGGTCGTAAAGGTTCGCCCATTGGATTAGTTGGTGTACGTAATAACAAATTATCGTGCTTATCTAATTTAAACCAAGACTGAGGGCAAGGTTTAAAGCCTTTTGGTATCCATTTCCCATTCACTTGTGCCCATTGGATTTCGAGCGCAGAAAAACCATGCCCGACCGCATCCATGAGATCCATAAATAAATCTTCAAGGTTAGGATATTGGTAAAATAGCTCGTCAATTTCTGCTTGTAATTTTTCTTCTGCTGGTGTTGCATTACGTGGTTCTACAATACGCCAATCAAGCGTAAGCACTGAACGCTTACGTGTCATTATGTTTGCCGCAATGCTACTGTCTTGCTCTTCAATATCCATAAAAAGCTGATGCTGAGCCTGAATATCACCATTTTCTGCATCATCTAAAATTTGTTTCAATTTTGATGGTGTGATTTTGGCTGAAGGATGATCGTCTAACACTCGTCCTGTAGCGGTAACTTCCGCGTCATCAGTTTGCGTAGGCTCTGTCTCATTGCCTTTTAAAAGGTTTTTAACTTTGTCTAACAATCCCATAAATTCACCTTATTGTTTCCACACAGAATAAAGATCCGATTCATCTTCATCCCAATCGCTATTATCTAACTCACTAATACTTATCCATTCAATCGCCGCAGAACTACTTACAGCATTACGCCATAGCATCTCCAGTGCGTCTGGGCCATCATCATGGTCGGCTTTTGGGAAATGGCGTAACTGAGAAATCAGCGTAGCTTGTGAGCTATGTAATAAAATTAACCCATTCGCCATGTGTGGCTGTAAACTTTCAATACGAAGCATTTTGTCTGTATTGGGTTTAGTTGCAGTTGCCGGTACAGGAATGCCTCGTTGTGCCGAACGTTTCACTAATTCGTCTTTTAAGAATTCTTGGAATTGCACCGTTTCAACAAACCACCGCTGACAGTGGTATTGCTTCTGCATACGGATCACATCTTCAATAATTAAATCAGGCAGACGTTTCTTCACTTGCGCTTCCACAACATATAACTTGCCTGTTTCTCGGTGATACCCGCCCACTAAAATGGCGGATGGGTCACGGCTTGCCCCTGCTTTTCCTAAGGATGGGTCAAGCGCACCGAAATAAATTAAATTTGCTGGCAATTCCGTCCAATAAGTCAAACTATTGGCAAACATCGCATCATCACTGCTTAACGGGTCATTTTGATATTCCGAATCAAAGGTGGCATGGCCATCACGAGCACGGATTTTCATCAGCGCAAGTAACGGACGTGCTGCCCAGCTCACTTCTGAGCCTTTATCCATTGCCGCTTGATTAGCGTGATAAAAAGCGTCTGCAACCGCCTCGCCCTCATTCAGGAAAAAATCTTCCCACTTGTCCCACAACGCCATATCGTCAGGCATTTTCTTCAGCGCTTTGAATTTCGCGGTTTTCCATGCTTTACTGGCTAAAGTGCGGTTCAATACGCTGTCGTAATGTAGGATAGTCCCGATATAGACCACGTCCAGTTTTTCGCCAGGGACACCCAGTGGAAGTACGGTCTTTTTAAGCCATTCGTGCAACTTATCGCGCTGTTCTGCGCTGCGGACTTGTTCGTCATTCTCTATATCGTCCAACACTACAAGATCAGGACGATAAGCCCCATGTCGCAAACCACGTAATTTTTTCCCTGACCCTGCAATTTCAACCTTTTGATTTGCTTTCGTTAAAATTGTCGTTGCCTGCCATACGCGACCTTGTCCAGCGACTTCTGGAAAATCGATGCGTAGGCGTTGGTTAAACTCAAGTTCTACTTTGATAGATTCCAACATCGGATAAGCCTGATTGATAGAGTCCATCACAATGAGTGCATAGCGTTTTTTTTGAGTTACTAAGCAATAAAGCGTAAACAACTGCGACACCAACGTGGATTTTGCTTCACCACGAGGCGCTGCAGTCGCCATATTGACCGATTTAGGATCTTGCAATATTTCAGGAAGAGTTTTGAACAAGTAATCGTGCAACTCCGAACGTGATGCCGAACGTACATAATGCGGGAAATAATGGGAAACGAAATAATCGTAACCACTCACTGGGTCAAATACTTTTTTACGTCGGTCAACCACTGCTTCTGGGCTGTCGTCCCAACCGTCAAAAGACGCTTCGAGTTTTTGTCGCATGCTATCTGCATAGGCGCGCAACTCATTTAAAAGTTCTTTATTTTTCATTTAAAAACACCGTAAAAATTGACCGCACTTTAATCACTCACCAGTAATACCAACAACACCTAACATCCCCAACTTCCGCCATCTCTAGCGGAAAGGCATGCCATAATGACAAAAAAGAAACAAAAGAGATTCATTTGAACTCCTTGTCTAAGGTTTCAGCAAATCCGTTTAATAATTCAAGAAATTCTTGCAAAAGCTCAGGTTTATTCGCCTGTACGAAATCACCAAACATTTTGACGGTTTTAATCGCGGTCGCCATTTCCGACACTTCAGGCAATAACCGCTTACTGCTCGCCACCATTTTCGAGTAGCTATCACCTAAACCTTGGATCAGTTTAGCTTTATCACTTACAGGCAAATCTTCCGCATGACGTAGCTCTTCCATGGTTTTCTCAAAATAGATAACAAAGGTGGTGAGCATACCGCGCGCCACGTCTTCTACTTTGCCGCTTGCCATCGTATTGGCGTCACGCACCGTGTCCCAGTTGTCACCACGTGCTTCTGCCTCTTTCTTCCAACGGCGTGCGGTGTTGTAGGATACTTTGGCTTTTTCTGCAGCCTGTTCTAACGTCAAGCAATCAAACACATAATAGCGACGTACATAAGCCTTGGTTTTTTCATCGTGTGCCATTATTAGCCCCCAAATTTTGCTTTGATGAGCTCAAAGCCAACCGACACCACTAAACCACCTAAACCGCCTGCCATCACAGACTTAATGCCCAATTTATCCATGCGGGTTTCCAACATTTTCAAACGGGCGTCAATATCGTCCACGCGGTCGTCCAATTTGTCGATTTTGCGGCTGACTTCACGGGTTAAATCTAAAATTTGGTCTAACTTTTGGTTGGTTTTGGCTTGTTCGGCCTTCTGCTCCAACCGCTTTTGTTCTCTTGCCGACATTATTTATCCGCCTTCTTGTCGAGTTTTTCAGTGATTGAGTTAAGCTGCTTGGTGATGGCGTCCAGTTTATCCATCACGTTTTTATTCACGATGCCCGCCACTTCTTTCGAGAGATAATCCCGTTTCACTTGATCAACCTCGTCATGTAACTGCTTAAATTCACCATCCAGCCGCTTAAACCAAAGACCGATAAAAAATACCGCAATGGACACTAACGCGTTAAACACCATGATGCCGTTAATGTGTAGTTCCATTCTCGCCCCCACAGATTGCCCGCCATGTGTCGTTGTGTGCTTTAATTTGGCGTAAGGTTTCGGTAGTATCTTGACGACTGGCATAGATTTTGCCAAAGCCATCGCAAGCCGTATTAATCACGCAAGTCGTTTGATTCCCGCATGCTGTCAATAAGCTCGTCACGAGTACTGCTATGAGCGTTTTCTTCATTTTTTCTGCGTTCCTTTTGGTTATTCACACGGGTTTGTAACACTTGATTTTGTGTTTCGAGTTGTTTTTTAGCTTGCTCTAAATTAGCCGTTTTAGCTTTTGCCCGACGCCACATTACCCACAACAACAAAATGGCAGAGCTAAGAGCAGTCATAGCAATATGTAATAGATTCATTTTTAACCTCATAAGCCTGGTCTTTGATACCCGTCATCGTCATCTTGACGTTGCCGTGGTTGATAGTTTTGATTGTTGTTATTGCGTTTGTTTTTGGACTGATATGCCATCACTGCACCTTTTGTCGCTGCCGACCCACCGCAGAAAAACGCAAAATACAAATAGAGATCGGTCGCATTGTCACGACCGAGATAAACCGAATACACGAGCACACCGGCAAGCACTAAAAAGCCAAAAAACTGAATAAAGCCTGTAGTACTGGCGCGCCCATTATCATTAGTAAATAACTCAAAAAATTTACGCATCATAATGCTCCGATATACGCATATAACGCAGTGGCAGGCGTGGCTTTGCCTTTTGCAATATAACTCCACGCATTCTTGCTGTATTTTTTCGGACGTTTCTTATACTGATAAATCTTCGGGTTAAAGCGTTTAAATACCCTGCTAAACAGATTAAAAATGTTTTTAAAACTAAACTTCATTGTCTTGTGCTCCATATCTCAAGTTTTGTGCCACACGATTCACCCAACCTTTGCCAAAACGGTCAAAGTTCTTTAATCGGGTGTAAAAATTCAGGCGTTCGCCGTTTAACACCATTAACGTGTCAGAGATTGGATTGCGATTGATGGCCTCAAGAGAGTATTTACCGATAATGCCGTCATCTAACACACCAACCGCACGCTGTAACATACGGCTCGCATTGCCAAAGCCGTGATTCACTGCTGCATCAAAAAATTGATAGGCAACGGCATCCGGCATTTGCTCACAGTTGTAACGCAACCAAAATGCGCGGTAATAGATTTCATAGGCTTGTTGGCGCGTCATGGTTTTCATGTTGCCGGTATAGCCATTCGCCTGCGCGGTGCGTTTAGTGATCCCCCAATTGGTTTCACCTCCTGGGTCTCTTGGGTCATTAACGTAGCCGCCTTCATGACCAATTAAACGGTTGAAAATCTGTGTAAAATTTAAAGACATAAAAAAATACCCTTAATCTATTAATGATTAAGGGTATTATCGAAAAAAGAGAGTAAGATGAAGAGTGGAGCGCCTTCAGCACTAAAACAAGGCAAAATTACTAGATTCCTCGGGGTTACGTACTTGAGCTACAATTTCCCAACCACTGCGATCCGATAATTGATATTTAGGACAAAGTTCAAGCATGGCCATACGTCCTGATTTGTTCAAATGTTGGGTTAAATAATCAAAATCAGCCTTAAAGCGATAATTACGCAACACTCGCAAAGCTGTTTCGCAGCGAGGAATATAAACCCATTCACCTCTAAAAACTTCGCGTAATTTCACCGCACTTTCCAAACCTATTAATGCTTTGAGCTTAGGGAAATAATGCGCTCCATCGGTAAATCGAAAGGTTGCCCCACCAAAATTTGTAATGATTTTTTCAACAGCAGGAAACCCAACTAAATCAACCATCTGTTGTACAGTTTCCGGCAGAAGTTCCGCTACATCTTCCAAATTCGCCACCATAATCACCTCCGCAATGTTATTTTTTGCTCATTCTCACACGGAAATTTTAAAAAGGTGGTATTTTGCAGAAAAAAGATAAAAAAAATCCCAATGTTTTCACATTGGGAACTTGCTATTTTTCAGAACCAAGGATAATCAGTTCTTCTTCATAATCTTTTTTATTCGGTGCATGTTTCACAGCATCTTTACAATTTGAATAGTTTTTTTGGAATTCTGATTTGGATTGGTTAAATGATTTTAAATCAAACGAGTCCTTATCATTCCATTCTGCTACTTTTGTTCCTTTCGGTGCGGCAATCCACATTGCTTGCGCATAACTTACAGCACTGTGGCACGCACCAAAATAACCTAATGCATTTATTTTTTGTGCATATTCATCTGCTTTTTTCATTTTATTAAGAGTATCTTGCCATTTTGCCACATTGCCGTTGGCATGCTGTTCAAAAGCCTGACGAATCCCTTTATCTGTATTAAATACTGATAGCAATGTGATAATAGCTTTCGCATCATCTTTATGGGCATGATAAAATGCCGTATCTTCATCAAATCGTACCTGATCGAATGCCAGGGTATTAAATGTCATTCCCAGTGAAAGCATTGACACAAAAAGTAGTTTTTTCATTATTTTCTCCAATAAAAAAGGCTCCAAAGAGCCTTTAATTTACACCTGATAATTTCATCTTACAACGTCTTTTTATTCCGGTCATACACTGACAACATCTGCACGACTTTCTTTAACTGCCACGGACGTAACCAATGGATAAAATCCACTTTAAAAGATCGTTTTGCAATACCATCGGCATATTCTTTCGGTAAGTTATGTTTGATTAAAAGTGCAGTAATTTTAGCGAGATAAATTTTCTTATCTTCACTTGGTGACGGCCGATTTCCCCAAAAGCTTGAACTGGATTTAAAACCTTTCTGAACCATCACATTCAAGACTTGGTGTAATTCACCGTCACTCATCTCTGTACAGCTGGTTTTGCCTGTTGCATTGGCAAGTAAACTGCGATATGTCTCATCATCAAGCCCCAATTGATTTTTCCCAATATGGATTTTCGCAATTAATGATTTACGCTGCATAACCTTTCTCCTGTTCCTCTTTCCAGGCTTTCCAAACCGCAAACTCAGGCATATTTTCCACAAATTGCAACTGCCCAACAGAAGCATAACGTTCAATATACTGAATCGCTGCCATGCGATTGTTGTCTTCCTGTTTTACCGTACTTTGCATTTCGGCTTTGCCTTCATTACGCACCACCG